TTCAAATAGAGTTTAGACCCGAAGATTACGAACACGCCAAAACTATTGTTGCAGATGCTAGAAAAAAAGGAATCTATGTAGGCGAAGAGCTAGTTAAAGCGCTAGAACAAATTATTAAATGAAACTATCCAAAGGAGAAATAAACGGTATTAAATTTTTTTACCGGGAGGGTTTTTCTGATGCCAAAACTTTTATAGAAGTACTTAAGCAAGATTGTTACCAAAAAAAAGGTATGACCATTAAGGCCAATGAATCGTGGTTAGATTGTGGCGGTAATGTAGGTGCTTTCTCACTATTAGCAGCCTCTAAGGGTGCAACCACTGTTTGTTATGAGCCAGACCCCTACAGCTGCGAAATGATAGAAAAAAACCTTAAATTAAATGGTTTTGAAAATGCAGTAGAAATAAAAGAAGCAGCCCTAGTCCATGATGAAAGAAAGTCTACAATTTTAACAATCGGGCCTAACGGCGGGGTTTGGCGTAACTCGATAATGCATAAAGGTATTAGAAAAAAAGGAATAAAAGTACCTTGTATAAATTTTGATACGCAAGCTAACCTAGCTGACAACTGTAAAATGGACATTGAAGGCGCAGAAATCCCTATCCTGACGCATAGTATGGCAATTTTTAAGAAACTTGTTTATGAATGGAGTTTTGATTATGACCCATACATACCAAAACTTTGGAATGTGATCGACAAACAAAAAGTAAATTACCGGGTAGAAGCAGAATATAAGTCTCTGCACTATGTTGAAAGGGACGTTACATTTTGGGGTGCTACTTGGTTTCCTAAAAACTCTATGGTTTATTGTTTTGCATTATGAAACTACCTGAACTAATCCTGAAACCTGTAACATCGCCCCTTAAGATTGGCGATTCTGTAGGAGGTTTTGAACCTAACGTATTTGATGATTGTGTTTTAATCGACCCAGATGGAACCCCTGTAGGTCTATTTATAAAAACTTTGCCAGATGATTTGCAGAACCTTGTTAACATAGCGGACCGTGAGATACAGACAAAAAGAGTTCCTAAATCTGATATGCGCCGATCTAGTGGTTTGCATGATGAGGAATCTGAAGTAAAACAGTATTCAACAATCTTGGGTTCTTGCCCACCAAAACCACACATGAGGAGGCCGTACGCTACCCGGTCATCAGTCCACGCTGTAAAAAGTGCCAATATCTTTGCAAAGGCTATGCATATTGCTGGTATTAAATCGTTTGAACTTGTTAAAAAATTTATTCCAACCGTCGCAGATGCACACCTTATGAAAATACGCGAAAGGATACCGGAAAAATGGCGTTTCGCTAATAATTTCTCTTCTACGATTTCTAATTGCAATATTTCCGCACCAGTTCATCAAGACCACGCCAACGTAAAAGGTGCTATAAATATGATAATTACCAAAAGGCGTAACAGCAAAGGGGGAAATCTTCATGTACCTGATTACAACGCTACCTTTGACCAAACTGATAATTCATTATTGGTTTACCCGGCTTGGCGCAATCGTCACGGAGTTACCCCGATTATTCCTACCTATCAAGGCGGCTACCGTAACTCTCACGTATGGTATGCCCTCGACTCTTTTAACAAACTAACCTAGTGGAAAAAAAGAAAGCCACACAATCAGAAAAAGAATATAGGACTTACAGAATTGCTGCGCTACTTTCACGCGGCGTAACGCGGTCAGAAATAATAAAATATACCGCGGCTGAGTGGGGGTTGAAGTTAAGACAGACAGAGCAGTATATCCAAGATGCGCGTATTATTCTCAAGAAAGATTTCGACATTGACAGAAGGCAATTTACCGCGGACATTTTAAGCCAGCTTTCTACGCTGCAAAAAGAGGCCAGAAACAACAACCAATTACACGTTGCTTTGGGGTGTATTAATGCCATGGCCAAGATCGCCCAAATTACAACATGAGCATACTTTCTAAGGAGGGTTCTGTATTAGATCGCCCCGGTAGCGCTGGTATTTCGGTTGATATTGATGTATTGCTAGAAAGAATAAGAAACGACCTACATGAACCGCAAAGGGCCTTTTTTGATGACAATTCGACAGAAATATTAGGACTCTCGGCTGGTTATGGTGCTGGCAAAACTAGGGCATTATGCGCGGCCTGTGTGAAACTAGCTGCACTTAACGTAGGATTTACCGGGGCTGTTATGGAGCCAACTGGCCCATTAATCCGTGATATATGGCAAACAGACTTTGAACAGTTTTTGGAGCATTATGAAATACCCTACACGTTTAGAGCTAGTCCGTTACCCGAGTATATTTTGCACCTACCGGGAGGAGATACTAAGATATTGTGCAGAAGTTTTGAAAACTGGTCCCGCATAATCGGATTAAATCTAGCTTTCGTGTTGGCAGATGAAATAGATACAGTTGCCCCAACCGTATGCGATAGAGCCTTTCCTAAAATACTTGGTAGGTTAAGGGCCGGTAATGTAAGACAGTTTTGTGCTGCAAGCACCCCAGAGGGTTTTAGATGGATGTGGAATACGTTCGGGTCTGAGGAGGCAAAGGAAAGGGAGGATAGGAAACTAATACGTATGAGAACACAAGATAATCCACACTTACCAGAAGATTTTATTGAAAGAATGCAAAGCAACTACGACCCTAGTATGTTGCAAGCCTACCTTAACGGAGAGTTTACCAACCTCACAACCGGGCAAGTATATGACCGTTTTGTAAGGGCTGATAATGTAATTAATTCACTACCTGATTATTCCCGGGAGCCTTTGAGAATCGGGGTAGACTTTAATATTGGAAATATGAGCGCCGTTATAGGAGTTAAGTTAAATGATGAATTGTTAATAATTGATGAGATTGTTTCAGCACATGATACGGACGCACTTGCCCAAGAAATATTACGCCGCTACCCTACCAGTAAGATTTATGTTTATCCTGACGCAAGCGGAGGGAATCGTTCTACAAATGCAAGCAAAACAGATATACAGATTCTTGAAACCTATGGCTTCACTAATCTATCAGCAAAAAGCAATCCGCCAATACGCGATAGAGTCACAGCCGTACAGGGTTTGTTATGTAACGGAAAAGGGAAAGTACGTTTACAAATCAATGCCAGTTGCAAACGTATGATTGAATGTTTAGAGTTGCAATCTTATACTGAAAAGGGCGAGCCAGACAAGGAAGCCGGGTACGATCACATGAATGACGCGCTAGGTTATCTGATCTGGCGGGAGTTTAATCCACTTCATGCGCGTTCTGGGCGTGGAACTGGTATTAGATTGTATTAATGCACTACTATGTAATTAAAACTAGGGAGACTTATTGTGTATAGCGGTTACGGCAGACAATACAGCAGAGGCAACACCGGGGTAACTACTGATGTTAACGACCCTAGTTCAACTTGGTTTAATCAAGAACCACATTGGTTACTAATAGAGGATTTAGCCGGGGGGACATATTCGGTACGCATGAAACATAGGCGTTATTTACCACAAGAGCCAAGAGAGCAAGACGATTCATACGAAAACAGATTAGCTAGAAGCACTTGCCCACCATATCTACAGCGGCTTGAACGTATGCTTGCGGGTATGCTCACAAGAAAGCCAGTTAGGTTGCAAGATGTAAACGACACCATAAGAGAACAGTTGTTTGACGTGGACCTACAAGGTAATGATCTCAATATTTGGACTTATGAAACTGCTAGAAAAATGATTCGTTACGGTCATGTCGGGGTCCTAGTTGATACACCGGCTGAAGGTAATGGCCGTCCGTATTGGGTAGCTTACACACCAAGAGAAATATTAGGCTACCGAACAGAAGTAAGAGGGGGTCAAACTACATTTACTCAACTAAGGCTAATGGAAAAGGTCTACGAACCTGACGGCGAATATGGCGAAAAGCTAATTGAACAAGTTAGGGTATTATACCCGGGGCGCTACGAAATACACAGAAAAAATGATGATGGAAAGTACAAAGTTTTTGATGAAGGCACTACAACAACTTCAGAAATACCTTTCGCAGTTGCATATTCAAACCGCGTAAGTCTCATGGAATCTAGGCCGCCGTTAGAAGATATTGCAGAGTTAAACATCAAAGCGTACCAAGTACAAAGCGATCTCGACAACCAGCTACATATTTCAGCAGTACCATTATTGGGTTTCTTTGGGTTTCCGCAAAGTTCTGAGGAGGTAAGCGCGGGACCCGGGGAGGCGATTGCATTTCCCGCAGATGGTAGGGCCGAGTACATAGAGCCAACTGGTAGGTCTTTCGATTCACAGTTTCAGAGGTTAGACCAGTTAGCACAACAGATTAATGAGCTAGGGTTAGCAGCGGTATTAGGACAAAAGTTAAGCGCAGAAACAGCAGAGGCCAAAAGGATAGACCGAAGCCAAGGGGACAGCACAATGATGGTAGTAGCCCAACAGATGCAAGATTTAATCGACAACTGTTTGACCTATCACGCCCAATACTTGAATACTTCAGAGATTGGTAGCAGTTTTGTTAATCGTGATTTTTTAAGCACCAGACTAGAGCCACAAGAAATACAATCCTTGTTACAACTCTATACTGCCGGTACGATCACACAAAAAACATTATTAGATCAACTTACTCAAGGCGAAGTGCTAGGGGACGAATTTGACGTTGAGGAGGAGATAGAGGCTACACAAACTGGTGGCCTAACAGAAATGGCCCCAACAGAACCGGAGGAAGAAGAGGAGCCGGAGGAAGAAGAGGACGAACCAGAGGCGGCGTAACTAATGGCTTTGCCTGATGCCATCTATAGAAATGCTATTGACCTTAATAGATTTGGAAATAAAGTCTCTACTGATGTTTCAAAAAGGTTTGTAGATATTTGTGTTCAATCGGTTAGGCAACTGGCCGACTTAGACCGGCGTGGTTTGGGGGATAGTTACCGGGCGGCTAGGTTACGTTCTATCGTGGCGCAGTTAGAAAAGAGTTTAAGTAATTGGAAAAAGTTTGCCAATACAAATGTAGTAAGGGAGTTGCAAGGATTGGCCGGAGTACAGGCCGGGTTTATAGAAGATCAGTTAACGAAAGTGATACCAAGGGGTATGAGGCAAAACATACAAGTTAATGGTATTGAAATATCGCCAAAGTTTGCCGAGTCTGTTGTTAGCGTGGACCCTACAAAGATCAGATCAAGGGCCGTAGGAAAACAGTTAGCAGCGTTTCTAGGGGAACCGACATTATCAGATAATCTAGGCGCGATAATGACGCTACCAAACGGAAACATAGTACAGCAAGCCTTTGATAAAATCGCTGATGATTCAGTTCAACTGTTTAGGCGTACGGTCCAAGATGGATTAATGACCGGGGAAACAACGCCACAGATTACCCGGCGTTTATTAGGTAATAGCAAAGAAGGGGACACGGCCAATATTTTGCAAATGTCACAGAAAGGCGGGATTATGACAACCCCACCAATTAACCAGATTAGGACCTTAGTTCGTACCAGTATTAACCAAGTTTCCAATAATGCGGCACTTTCTGTTTATCGGGCAAATAGTGATTTAACCAAGAAATATAGATATACTGCCACCCTCGACAGTAGAACAACGGCTGTCTGCGGCGCTTTAGATGGCCGAGTTTTTGAATATGAGCAAGGACCAATGCCACCACAGCACTTTAACTGCCGTTCTACCATAGTTCCAGAAATCGACTACGATAACTTGCCTTTTGACCCACCACCCACAGGCAGAAAGAGAGCTTCAGCAGATGGCCCGGTATCAGCAAATATGGACTATTCAAAATGGTTATACTTACAACCACAAGCGGTTAAAGCAAGAATTTTAGGAGGGGGAAAAGTCCCGGGTACTAATAGATTTGAGGGTGCTTTTAAATATTTTGATAGGTTAGTTTCTAATACAGGAGATACAAGGCAAGCACTAGCAAAGTTTGTTAGGGCTGATGGTAGCCGGGTATCTTTGCGTGAACTACAAAAGAGATATGGCAAACCTGAGAAAATTTTAAGCAGAGATATTATAGGTAAAAAAGTTGTCGCCCCGGTGGCCGCTAGAAAAGCAGCGCAAGATTTCTACAGCGTTACTTCTTCGCCTACAACTGCTGTAAGTAGAGGGAAAGATATTATTGGGGGAAGGCTAGAGCCTTTAGATAAATTTAGGGACAGTTATAGAAAGCAATTACAAAGATATGATGGCCTAAGGCTTGAAGAAACACTTGTTAGAAAGAAATATAATAGAGCTTGGAAAAAAAGTAGGGAGGGTTTCGCTGAGGATATTGCAGAAGTTGACAGCTTACAAAAAGAGTTAACGAAAATTAGGAACGCCCAAAAAAAAGCTAGGGCGGCTGTTCTTGCAACTGAAACTCAAGGAAAACTTGTTATGAAACAGATCAGAGAAGAAGCTATTAAAACTACAACGGTTACAAAAGCTGAAATACGCAAAAGTATTGATGACATAAAATTTATTGGCAGACCAGAATCACATAAAAAAATTAAAGAACAAATGGAAGAGTTTGGCTTGATGTTTAACGGAGCCGGAATCAGCAAAAGAGGTAAAGATATTTTAGGAGTACCAAATCAAGTTAAAACGGTAAGAGTTAACCCAGATTGGAGAGCCAGTAATAGCCCTAGCAATGGGTTTAGTACCCTTGTTGTTAATGATGTTGGTATTGATTCTTTCGGTGGTAACTATGGAAAAGGTACTGTTTTTCATGAGATAGGCCACTCGATTGAAGGAATGTCAGAGAAAAATTTATCAATGGCTGTAGCATTTCGTAATAATCGGGTAAAAAGTATGACACCAGTTAGTCCAAAAAAATTAAAAGGTACAATTACTGGTGGTTATAATGAGGCAGAAAAAGTTTTAGCAGACTCATTTATTTATCCCTACGCCGGGCGACCTTATAGGAGACAAGTTACAAGATTTAATCGTGACAAAGTCCCCAGTGGTTTTGATGTTGGCGATGTTTACGATGAGGCCACAGAAATTATCAGTATGGGCGCAGAACATTTTATTGACGAAGCTGCTATGTTTCGTTTATATCAGGCTGACCCCGATCATTTTTACATGATGATGTCCCTAACTAGAACACAATACTAATGGCAGTAAAATTTTTAATAAATCTATTCGAGGATTCAGCAGTTATTAAACTTGACGACACGCCCGGGAGAGCAAGTATAAGCGGGGCCGAGAGCATAGTTGAAGAAATATTATTTATGGGGCCTAGATCGTATGACGCAGTAGGTCATTTGTTAAATTTAAATTATGTTCGCGGACTAGATTTGTATTTGTTTCTTGTAGAAATTTTTGACGAAGAAAATATTGAGGTCTTAGAAGGGCTTGACCAAATTAAGGCTGATACCAAAGAATTAGGTATAATACAAAAAAAAGGAGTTACCTAATGCCAGCTTCAATGTACAAAATGGGTGGTAAAAAGAAAAAGAAAAAAGGAGGTAAAAAAAGATGACCCCATTAACTTTTTCTGTAGACGGTTCTGACCCAAAACCCGAGCCAGTTTGTCCAATGCCTTCAAAGCCAGATTTCGGAAGTATGACAAAGGCACAGTTAGAAGAGTTTGGCCGTACGATTGGTATTGAACTTGATAAGCGACTAACTCACAAGAAGTTAGTGGCGTTAATCGAGGAAGCTGTCAATGCCTAAGTTTAGGCGGGCTGCTAAAGACAAAAAAACCGGGCTTCCCAAAAAATACCTTGCGGGAGCTAAGAACAAAGCTGCTAAGGCTGCTGAAATCAAAAGGACAGCTGCGGCCTATAAACGCGGTGAAAAAATTGATTTAAAAGCTATTTCAAAATTTAGGGTTTCCCAAGATGCCACCAAAAAAAAGAAAAAGCGTAAAAAGTAAATCTACAAAAGCTGAGATTATCAAGAAAAAAGCAGCTAACAGTATTTACACACCCGGAGACTTAAACAAAGTCTACCAAAGGGGTGTTGCTGCTTATGTGAGTTCCGGGTCAAGAAATGTTTCTGTAGGTGCTTGGGCTATGGGTCGCGTTAGTAGTTTTGTTAGTGGAAAAGGTGGAGCAAGAAGGGCAGATAGTGACATTCATGAAAATAGAAAAAAGAACCCTAAAAAAAGATAATGACAGAAAAAGAAAAAATACAAAACAAATTAAAAAAATATGGTCTTAAGGGAGTTAACATACCCAAGCGAACAACTAACCACCCTACAAGTTCTCACGTTGTTTTAGCTAAAGAAGGGAGCAAAGTAAAACTTATCAGGTTTGGACAACAAGGAGTCCAAGGAAGTCCACCAAGAAAAGGGGAATCACAGCAATCAAAGGATAGAAGAGCTAGTTTCAAAGCAAGAATGGCTAGACATATTGCAAAAGGTCCTATGAGTGCGGCGTATTGGGCTGACAAAGTGAAATGGTAAGCTAATATGTGAACAAATTTACCCTGCGGGTTTATGTCAGAAGAAATCAACCAAGAGGCTGCGCCAACTGGTAACAACAATGAAGAGCTACTTTCACAAATCAAGGCTCTCGAAAGTCGCGTTCAATCAATGGACGCAAAAAACAAAGAATTACTAGACGAAAAGAAAAAGTTTCAGAAGCTAGAACAAACCCTTTCTACAATGCCCGATGGTACGGACGTACAAAAACTACTAGAGTTTAAACAAAAGGCCGAGCAAGCAGAACTAGAGGCCAAGGGAAAGTATTCGGAAGCACTACAGGCCCGAGATCAGCAGTTTAGGGAGGCAAGTGCAACAAAAGATGAACAGATTAAAAAATTAGAACAAAGGGTAAAAGAGTTGGAACTAATCACGCCTACGGTTTCTGCTTTGGCTGATATTGTCCACGACCCTGACATGGTATTAAAAACAAAACTTAGCCCAGATCAAATCAAAAGGCGTGAAGATGGAACGGTAGTTGTTGTTGATGGATATGAGGAAACCCCAGTAGCCAAGTGGGCTGAGAGCCTACCTGATTGGTTAAAGAAATCTGACCCCGCGAGAGGCTCAGGCGCACCGATTGGTAGAAAAACATCAGGCAACCTACCTATTGGAATGGACAAAAACCCATTTGAAAACGGTGGAAACCTTACAGAACAGATGAGATTGTATAAAACAAATAGGCCACTTTATGACCAATTAAAGGCGGCTGCTAAAAATTAGTTGTTGATTTTGTAGATTTTTGGTTATTATAGATCGTAACTAGGGAAAGGCTGCGCCGGACTCTGTAGGGCTGCGCCCGCAATATCGTACACTTTATTTCAAGATTTTCAATGGCTACTCTTCGTAGTGACATGATTATCCCCGAGGTGTTTACGCCGTATGTTATAGAACAGACCACACAAAGGGATTCTTTCCTAGCAAGCGGTGTTGTTCAACCTATGGCTGAATTAAACGCTACTGAGGGTGGTGATCTAATAAACGTACCTTTTTTCTCTGCAAACTTGAGTGGAGATTTTGAGGTTTTATCTGATTCAAGTTCTTTAACACCCGGTAAGATCACAACCGACAAGCAAGTTGG